CACGGGCCTGACTTCGAGAAGCACACGCGCCCTCTGGCAGCGTGCAGAGAGTGCCAGGGGCGCGGGGTGGTGAAGGGGCTGTTCTACGAGATGCCCTGCGATGGGTGCCACGGCTCGGGGTTCGTGGATGCTGTGACGGGGGAGCGGTTGGAGCTGGAGGAGCTGGCGCTGCAGCTGGGCCGGGCGCTCAGGCTGGAGCGGCAGCAGGCGGCGAACCGGTCGGCACAGGCCGGCGCCGAGCGTGACTATCAGGGTGCCAGCGGGCGGCATGGGCTGCGTGGGCACTGGACAGGCGATTGATGGGGGATTGGGGATGATTTACAGCAGTGTGCTGAGCGCAGTGGTATCCGCCCTGGCGGCAGAATGCATCGACAACACGGCCAAGCAGGCCTGGCAGCGGATGTACCAGGCCGGAGAGCTGCGCCCGTGCGGCCCGGCTGTGTCTGCCGAGGATCGCATGGCGGCGGATTGCTGGGTGTTCGCCAGGCTCCACCATGCGCTCAAGCCACGGCACTGGAGTGCGCTGGTGGCGAAGTACAGCACGCACCGGGGGCGGAAAGTGGAGTCGATCGGCAAGTTGGTGCCGATGATCGCCAGCCATGCTCCGGCGCTGTTCGTATACAAGGCGGTGACCGCATGGGCTGTGCCGCCGATGAAGGGGGCAGAAGGCAAGCGCAGCACCAGGGATCTGATCGTACTGCCGGCGGAGTTCTACGACGTCAACACTTGGGATCTTGAGGCGCGCACGGAGCGGACTCGACAGCGATGGAGAAAGGCGATCAGCGAGGTGCTCGAGGAGATGGTCGGCGAGGCGCTGGTCGAGGCTGAGAAGATCCTTGATGAAGAGGGTGTGTTGCGTGCCGAGGCCGCTTGACGTGCATGTCGCCGTGTCGTAAATTTTATCCATCCTGCCGATCTTGCGCGTTAAGGATCAGCAATCAAATCAAGAAGCCCCGGTGCAGAGCGATCTGCCCGGGGCTTTGTCGTTGCGCCACGAAAAATGGTTTATCCCAATCGTGGCGCAGAAGGCATCTTGCTGGTAAATAGCCGATCCGTAACCGATAGCCCTCGGAGGAGAGGACATGGCCCGCCAGCGCGACAATGACTTTGAGCCGGAACACGAGCATCTGCTCGATGACGGCAGCCTTCCTGACGAAGATGTAGATATCGATGACAATCTGGACGTCGATGTTGAGGAGGCAGACAGCTTCCTCGATGAGGACGACGACTATTAACGACGGCCGTGATGGCTGTTCGACGACCCGGCCAAGCGCCGGGTTTTTCATTTCTGGGCCTCGTAATCGTGCGGGGCTTTGTTGTTTCTGGCCCCTCCGCACCTTTGCTCCCCGGCGGGCGCGTGTAGCGGGCCACCCATCACCACCGCCCGCGAGGGTTATCGAGATGAACACTATGACCGAACCAGCATCCACCGCCGCTGGCGGAATCATGCTGTACAAGCTCGGAGCCTTCGGATTCGCGGCTGTGCTGGCTGCTGTGGTCGTGATGGCGATGACCCTGCCGAAAACCATCCGCGAGTTCGTGGTGGCCACGATCAGCACGGCCGTTTGCAGCATCTGCGGCGGTGCGTTCCTTGTCCGCTGGCTGGAGATCGGCCATTGGGTGAATGACGACCTTGGTGTGATCGCCATCGGTGGCCTGATTTTCGTCGCGGGCCTGCCGGCGTGGGTGATGGTCCGCGCCTGGTTCGCCTGGAGTGAGGCGCGCAAGGGCGTTGCACTGCCTGAGCTGGTGCGCGAGCTGAAGGGTCTGCGTGATGATCTGGGCAAGGTGGACGGGCAGTGAGGATCCAGCTGCAGGGCATTGATCGCCTGCGCGATGCTGGGCGCGATCTGGACAAGCTGCTGGCCAAGGACTTCGGGCCGGCTGCTGTTTCCGATGCGATCAACCACACGGCGTTCCAGGCGCGCAAGGCGCTGACGGCTGAGATGGCCAGCGTGTTCACCGATCCGACGCCATGGACGTTGAAGTCCATCCAGGTGTTCCAGGCCAAGCCGAAGACGCTCGAGGCGGCGATATGGATCAACGACTACCGTGCCTCGAAGAACAACGCGCCGGACCAGTGGCTGAAGGCCGAGGTGTTCGGCGGTGCGCGCGGTGAGAAGAGGCTTGAGAGGGCGCTGCGGGCGCGGCATATCCTGCCGGCCGGCAAGTTCGTCGTGCCGGGCAAGGGCGCACGCCTCGATGCCTACGGCAACCTCAGCCGCGGCCATGCCATGCAGATCCTCTCCGGCCTCGGCGCGGCCGAGCTGTATGCGGGCGTGACGGCCAACGCCTCGCGCAGCCGGCGCTCGCTGGCCAAGGGGCACGCGCGGGCGTTCTTCGTGCTGCGCCGGGGCAAGGTGCCCATCGGCATTGCCGAGCGGCGCGGCAAGCGGATGGAGCTGGTGCTGGCCTTTGTGGATCAGCCGGCCTACACGCGGCGCCTGCAGTTCGAGGACATCGTGAGCCGTGTCGCCGACCGCGAGCTGCTGACCAACCTAGACCTGGCCATCGCCAAGGCGCTCAGCTGATCTGCGCCAAAGTGGTGCATTGACTCGAAAGGCTCGAAAAGCTCGTGGAAATCTGCGGGTCCTCCCGGTGGGGGGCTCCACTGCGGGTAATTCGAGCCTCGTTTTCGGACTACATACCAACTTTTTCCAGGCGGACCGCTTCCGGTTCCGCCGGCGGTGATCTATGGCCACTCAAGTCGAAGTCGCTGCGCACCTCGACCTGAGCGACCGACAGGTGCGCAACTTGCTCACAGACGGCGTGCTGCCTGCCTCCAAGGGTGCTGGCGGCCTCGACATCGAAGCCTGCCGTCTTGCCTACATCCGCTACCTGCGCGGCATGGCGAGCGGCCAGGTCAAGCCGGAAGTCGCTCAGTCTCAAGATGAGATTGACCCTCTGGTCGAGATGAGGCTGCAGCAGGAGCGCCTGCGCCTCACTGCCGCCCAGGCCGAGGGGCAGGAGCTGAAGAACGAGGTCACCAAGCGCAAGTCCGTCCCGACCGACTTCGCGACCTTCGTGCTGTCCCGTCTGGCTGCCGAGATCGGATCGATCCTCGACACCCTGCCGCTCACCCTGAAGCGCCGCCACCCTGAACTCGAAGTCAGGCACGTCGAGTCGGTACAGCGCGAGCTGGCCAAGGCCCGCAACCGTGCGGCATCGCTGGACGACCGCCTGCTGGGGCTACTGGATGAGTATCTCGCCGACACAGATTAACGAACTGGCTAGTTCAGTCAGGATCGGCCTGTCGCCGCTGGCCCGCCCGGTGCCCATGACCCCGGTCGAGTGGGCTGATGAGCACTTCTACCTGTCCAGCGAATCCAGCTATCAGGAGGGCCGCTGGGAGACGCTGCCATTCCAGGTGGCGATGCTCAACGCAATGGGCAATGACGAGATCCGCACAGTCAACGTCATCAAGTCCGCGCGGGTCGGCTACTCCAAGATGCTGCTGGCGGCATCGGCCTACCAGATCGAACACAAGCGCCGGAACATCCTGCTGTTGCTGCCGACCGATGGCGCTGCCGCAGGGTTCATGAAGGCCCACATAGAGACCATGATCCGCGACGTGCCGAGCATCGCCGCCCTGGCGCCGTGGTACGGCAAGAAGCACCGCGACAACACCCTCGACACCAAGCGCTTCAGCCACTCCAAGCAGCTCTGGTGCCTGGGCGGCGCGGCGGCGAAGAACTACCGTGAGAAGTCGGTCGACACCATCATCTACGACGAACTGGCCGCCTTCGAGCCGGACGTTGAGAAAGAGGGCAGCCCGACCTTCCTCGGCGACAAGCGCATCGAAGGATCGACCTTCCCGAAGTCCATCCGCGGATCTACGCCGAAAGTGCGCGGTACCTGCCAGATCGAAGCGGCGGCCAGCGAGTCGCCGCACCAGTTCCGGCTGCATGTACCGTGCCCGCACTGCCAGGCAGAGCAATACCTCAAGTGGGGCGGCAAGGACTGCGCTTACGGCATCAAGTGGGATCCCGAGCGTCCGCAGGATGCTTGGTACGTCTGCGAGCACCACGGCTGCGTTGTCCAGCAGCACGAGATGCAGGACCAGCACGCCGAAGGCCGCTGGATCTGTGAGAAGACCGGCATCTGGACCCGCGACGGCATCGACTTCTTCGACGCTTCCGGCGAGACCATCCCGACACCCGACAGCGTCACCTTCCACATCTGGACGGCCTATAGCCCGTTCACCACCTGGGGCCGGATCGTCCTCGACTTCTACAAGGCGAAGGACGACCGCAACAAGCTCAAGACCTTCGTCAACACCACCCTCGGAGAGACCTTCGAGGAAGACGAAGGTGAAAAACTGGAGTGGGAACACCTGTACGCCCGTCGCGAGGTCTGGCAACACCTGCCGGCCCGCGCGGTTGTGCTGATCGGCTTCATCGACACCCAGGACGACCGCTTCGAAGGCCGCGTCTGGGCATACGGAGCGGGGGAAGAATCCTGGCTGGTTGACCGCTGGATACTCAACGGCGACCCCGGCGGCGAGGAGCTGCGCCGCAAGGTTGGCCTGCGCCTGCACGACCAGTACCGCCGCGAGGATGGCCAGCTGCTGCGCGTAGCTCTATGGGGCTGGGACTCCGGTGGCCACTACACTGACGAGGTCTACGCCGAGAGCCGCAAGCACGGCCTGATGCGGGTGATCCCGACCAAGGGCCACAGCATCTACGGCAAGCCCATCGCCGAATTCCCGAAGACCAAGAACAAGGCTGGCGTCTACCTGACCATGATCGGCACCGACAATGCCAAGGAGCTGATCTACAGCCGCCTGCGTCTACAGCCGCAACCCGGCCAGCCGACGCCCGGCGTCATCCACCTGCCGGCCGATGACGACATCTGCGACGAGAGCGAGCTGAAGCAGCTCACTGCCGAAACCAAGCGCATGAAGATCGAGAAGGGCCAGCGGGTCTACCGCTGGGATGCCGGTGGACGACGCAACGAAGCGCTCGACTGTGCCGTCGGCGCCCTGGCCATGCTGCGCATTGCACAACAGCGATTCGGCCTCGACCTCGACGCCGGAAACACATCCCGCCGCGCCCCCGTGCGTGGCACCCGCAGCCGAGTGAACTGACATGACCGAAGCCGAACAACGGCTCGCCGAAGTGCGGGCTGCGATCAGCAAGATCCTCGCCACCGGGCAGATCGTCCGCAAGGGCGACCGCTCCGTGCAATACGCCGAGCTGGCCAGCCTGCAGAAGCAGGAAGCCCAGCTGCAACAGCAGATCGCCACGGCTCGCCGAGGCCGCAACCGCATCTCCTACCTGAGCATCTGACCATGGGCCTGTTCCGCAAATCACCCGAAGAGCGCCTGCTGGCCGACGCCGTAAAGCTCGCCAGTCAGCAGCTGCGCCCGAGCGCCCAGGGCGGTGGTGGCGGCGTGGAAACCCGCTGGCGTGGCGCTTCCCGCGTCCTGCGCAGCATGGCCAGCTGGGTTCCAGGCCTTGGCAGCCCGCGCCGCGATCTCAGCGCCCCCGAGCGAAAGACCTTGGTGGCTCGCTCCCGCGACGCCATGCGCAACCACCTGATCGCCCGTGCCGCCATCGTCCGCAACCGGACCAGCGTGGTCGGCACCGGCCTGATCTGCCGGCCACAGGTCGACTGGGAGGCGCTCGGCATCAGCGAGGCAGAAGGCGAACAGCTCAATGCTGCGCTGGAGCGCGAGTGGCTGCTCTGGGCTGAAGACCCACGCGAGTGCGACGCCGAGGCCACTCTCAACCACTACCAGCTGCAATCTCTCGCCCTGGTCAGCGCCCTGATCGGCGGAGATGCGTTCGCCACCACCCCCGACATCGAGCGCGCAGGCACCATCTACAGCACCCGGCTGCAGCTGATCGAAACCGACCGGGTCAGCAATCCGAACGGCATGCCCGACACGGCCAGCCTCGTAGAGGGTGTCGAGTTCGACAGCAACGGCGCTCCAGTGGCCTACCACATCTGCACCGACTACCCCGGAGAAACACACTCCGGGCAGCAGCTCGACTGGCAGCGCCTGGAGGTGTTCGGCGCAGAGACAGGCCGCCGCCGCGTGCTGCAGATCTGGTGCGACAAGGACCGCCCCGGCCAGAAGCGCGGCGCCCCCTACCTCGCTCCGGTGCTCGAGCCGCTGCAGAAGCTCGAGCGCTACTCCAGCGCCGAACTCATGGCGGCGATCATCTCTGCTATGTTCACCGTGTTCTTGAAGAAGAGCAGCGATTTCGACCAGGGCGCGCTGGGCCTGTCGGCCATGACCGACGGCAGCGACACCGCTATCGACCAGCCGCCGGTCGAGCTGGGCGAGGGCGCCGTAGTTGACTTGGCGCCCGGCGAAGAGCCGATGATCGCCAACCCGGCGCGACCCAACGCCCAGTTCGATCCGTTCTTCACCGCCATCGTCAAAGAGATCGGTGCGGCGCTCGAGTTGCCGATGGAAGAGCTGATGCTCTACTACTCCAGCAGCTACAGCGCCGCCCGCGCCTCAATGCTGCAGGCCTGGCGCGCGTTCTACATGCGCCGCTGGTGGCTGGTCTGCGACTTCTGCCAGCCGTCCTACGAACTGCTGATCGATGAGGCCGTCGCCCGTGGCCGCATCCGCGCCACCGGCTACAGCGACCCGGCCCGCCGCCGCGCCTACACCCGCGCCATCTGGATCGGCCCAGCCAAGGGCGCTATCGACGAGCTGAAGGAAGCCAACGCTGCCGGCAAGCGCATCGAGATCGGCGTCAGCAACGAATCCATCGAAGCCGCCGCCATGACCGGCGAGACCTGGCAGCAGATCTACCGCCAGCGCAAGCGCGAGGTAGATCAGCGCAAGCGTGACGGCCTCTACGGACAGCCGAATGGCGCCGTACCACCAGACCCACTACCGCCCGCCTAGGAGTGACCATGCCCAGTGCATTCGAGCTGGCCGCATCGCGGCCCTGGCTGATGCTGCCCGACCACCTCGACACCCTGATGGCCATTGCCGACCGCCAGGGAGATCCCGAGGCACTGGAGGCGCGGCTCGGTCGTCCACTGGACAACACCCGCGCCGTCACCCTGCGCGACGGCGTGGCCGTGATCCCCGTCACCGGGCCGATCATGCGCTACGCCAACCTGTTCACCCGCATCAGCGGCGCGACCAGCACGCAGGAGTTGGCCACCGATATCCAGGCCGCACTGGATAGCCCGCAGGTGCGCGCCATCATCCTGAATATCGACAGCCCAGGCGGCGAGGCGACCGGCATCAACGAGCTGGCAGACATGATCCACGCCGCCCGCGGCAAAAAGCCGATCAAGGCCTATGGCGGCGGCACCGTTGCCAGCGCAGCGTACTGGATCGCCTCGGCGGCCGACGAGCTGGTGATCGACGATACCGCGCTGGTCGGCTCCATCGGCGTCGTAGTCGAAGTCGCCGTCAAGAAAGACGAGACCGGCGCCAAGCGCTACACCATCACCAGCAGCAACGCTCCCAACAAGCGTCCTGATATCACGACCGAGGAGGGCCGCGCAGAGATCGCCAAGAGCATCGATGCGCTGGGCGAAGTATTCGTGGCCAAGGTCGCCCGCAACCTGGGCGTAAACGCTGCCGATGTCCCTGCCATGGGCGACTACGGCGGCCTCAAGGTTGGCGCCGCTGCCGTCGAGGCAGGCCTTGCCGATCGCCTCGGTTCGCTCGAATCCCTGATCACCGAACTGGCCAAACCGGCCGCAACCCCGAGGAAACTCAGCATGACCACCGTCAAGACCACGGCGGAGCTGCAGGCGGCCCTGGCTGCAGGCACCGACCCGCAAAACATCACCATCGCTGCCGCCGAGCCTGTCGATGTGGACGCCATCAAGACCGAAGCCGTGACCGCAGAGCGTGCGCGCATCAGCGGCATCAACGCCCTGGCCTCTGCCGGATTCGAGGCTGAGATCGCCGCCGCCATCGACAGCGGTGCATCCGTCGAGGCCGCCGCCCTGACCCTGTTCAAGGCCGCCCAGGATCGCGGCATCAGCATCACCGCCATCAAACGCGATGCTCCGGCCGCTGCCGCGCCGGCTACCCCACCGGCCAGCACCCAAGCCAACGTCGCGAACGCCTGGAGCCGCACCATGAAGAAGATCGGAGCCTAAGCCATGACCATCCTCACCCAAGGCGCCCGCATCGCCGAATTCCTGCTCTCCGAGGCCAACGGCCAACGCTCCCGCGAGGCCGGAACCCTGGCCATCACCGCTGAGGCGCTGCCTGCCGGCCAGTTGCTTGGCAAGGTAACCGCCAGCGGCGAATACGCTCCATATGCTCCGGCCGCTGCTGACGGCACTGAAGCGGTCGCCGCGATTCTCTACGCCGCCGCGCCTGCCTCAGCTGCCGCCCAGCCGGTTGCCGTTGTCGTGCGTGACGCCGAAGTATCTGGCGGCAAGCTAACCGGCAACGATGCCGCCGCAACCGCCGACTTGCTCGCCCTGGGCATCATCGTCCGCTAACCAGCCACCACTTTCTGAAACCGCCCGCGTGGCGGTTTTTTCGTTTCTGGAGAACGAAACATGCCGAGCCTCGACATCTTCAACGGCGACGCCTTCAGCGCCGTCTCGCTGACCAACGCCATCAACACCAGCCCGGAAGGCCAGCGCGTGCCGACCCTGCTGGACTCCCTCTTCGAGGAAGAAGGCGTCAACACCACCTCCGTATTCATCGAGCGCGAAAGCGACGGGCTTGCCCTGGTGCCTGACACCGTGCGCGGCGCACCCGGCCATGTCGTCAACGGCAACTCCCGCGACGTGATCCCCTTCAAGACCCGCCACCTGCCGACCCGTGCCACCATCCTCGCCGACGAAGTGCAGGGCGTGCGCGCTTTCGGCTCCGAGACCGAGCTGGAAACCGTCATGGGCCTGGTCGGCAAGCGCATGCTCAAGATGCGTACCAAGCTGGAGGCCACCATCCGCTACCAGCGCGCTGGCGCCATCACCGGCAAGATCTACGATGCCGATGGCTCCACCGTACTGCTCGACCTGTTCCAGCAGTTCGGCATCACCCAGCAGACCCACGGCTTCGCTCTGACCACCGACGCTACCAAGGTGCTGAACAAGATCGTCGAAGCCAAGCGCAAGGCCGAGGACGCCATCGCCGACAGCGGCATCATCACCGGCTGGCTGGCCGTGTGCGGGCGCGGCTTCTGGGACTCCTTCGTCGGCCACAAGTCCACCACCGACGCCTGGGATCGCTTCAACGACGGCCAGTTCCTGCGCACCGACCAGCGCCCTATGGGCTTCCAGTTCGGCGGCGTCGAGTGGCAGGAATTCTACGGCTCCGTGGGCGGCGTCAATTTCATCGGCGCCGACGATGCCTACCTGATCCCGCGCGGCGTCGATGGCCTGCTGCTGACCAAATACGCCCCCGCCAACTACGTTGACACCGTCAACACCATGGGCCGCCCGTTCTACGCCAGCCAGGAACCGCTGCCGCACAACAAGGGCATCGATCTGGAAGCGCAGTCCAACCCGTTGAGCCTGTGCACCCGTCCGCGCGCCATCATCAAGCTCACCAAGGTCTGATGATGTTCGCCGCCGATATTGACGCCGCCGTCATGGCTGCGCTCAACGACGGCCAGGGCGACCACCTGTCCGTGGCCGGCGCTGTGCTGGTCAGCGGCCTGGAGCTGATCCTCGACCGCAACGTCGAGCGCTTCGAGATCAACAGCGTCAGCGGCGCCATGGAGCGGGCAGTGACCATCACGGCCCGCAAGGCCCTGCTGCCGCAGCTCGACCGCCGCGGCGCCTTCCTGCTCGACGGCCAGCTCTGGCACATCGACGGCATCGCCAGCGACGACGGCCACCTCATCACCTTCTTCGTGGTGCCCTGATGACCCAACCCATCGACATGCAGGCGGCGATCCTCGCCGCGCTGCTGGAGAAGCTCGCCAGCGTGCCGACCTTCGGCGCCGAGGTATTCGAGGACAGCGTGCTGCGCATCCTCGACGCCGAGGACGAGACGCTGCCCGACACGCTGATCATCGTGCAGCCCGGCCCGACCGAAACCGTCGAGTACGTCGGCGGCAGCAGCATCCGCGAGCGCGTCACCCTCAACGTCACCCTGCTGACCCGCCAACGCCAGTTCGCCGCGCAGCTGCGCGCGGGGCGCCTGGCCGTGAAGGTCGCCCTGCAGGGCCACCGCGCCGGCCTCGACGCCGTGCGCGGCGTGCAGCAGGCCGAGTGGCAAACCGAAACCCCCATGCCGGCCGGCGACGGCCACCGCTGGTCCTGCCAGGTCATGCCCCTGCAGGTCACCTACGTGCAACAGCTCAAGTAACAGGAGATTCCCATGGCTCAAGTCGACCGCTCCTTCGTGGGCGAAGGCATCCTCTACGGCCGCATCTACCAGTCGGCCGACGCGCTGACCGACCTCGGCAACTGCGATGCCTTCAACCTGTCGTTCGCCACCGAGCGCAAGACGCTGCCCAACTACCGGGGCGGCGGCGGCAACCGCAACGTGCGCGAGCGCGTCACCGACGTGACCGCCACCGTCGGTATGTTCGACATCGTCGCCACCAACCTCGCCCGCGTCACCAAGGCGGTGATCGCCGAGGTCGCCGCCGGCGTCGTCACCGCCGAGGCGCTGGGCTGCAAGGGCGTGGAGGGCGAGCTGATCCCGTTCAAGAGCCTGCCGGACCTGCGTCAGCCGGTGACCATCGTCACCGCCGCCGACGCCGCCCTGCAGCCCGGCACCGACTACCTGCTGACCGCCCACGGCGTGATCGTCACGCCCGGCAGCCTGATCGACGCCACCGGCATCAAGGCCAGCTACACCCGCCTGAAATCCAGCGCGGTACAGATGCTCGCCGGCAGCCAGTTCGAGTTGGAGCTGTTCATCGCCGGCCTCAACGATGCCAAGTCCGGCGAACCCTTCGCCCTGCGCGTGCACCGCGCCAAGTTCGGGCTGGCCAAGGAAGTGCCGATGTTCGGCACCGACTTCATGCGCCTGGAAGCCCCGGTCGAACTGCTGGCCAGCGATCTGGTCATGGCCAGCGGCATCAGCAAGTTCTGCCAGATGGATCTGGTGACGGGGGCGTGATGTGAAATGGAAAGCCCCGCGCAGGGCGGGGCTTTCGTACTGGATTTATGACAGCCGGTAACGGGGCGTCATGGAGGAAGCGAAGATGAGCATGAAGAATGCGGCAGCAGAACTTGAACAGGCCAAGCTGAGGATCTTGAAAGCCAAGGTCAGAGTTCTTGAGCAACAAGTCAAGGAACTTAGCCCTTCGGGAAGATCGCCTCGGCCGGCAGCCTAAAGTGGTGCATGTCCTCGGAAAGTACGAAGCGCAAGTCCTCATGGCTCATGCCGCGTACTTGGGCCGGTATCCAGCCGAACTTATGAACCAAGTAGTAGTGGATAGCTTCGAGCCCATCGAGGCCGCTTCTGTAATTTTCTCGTTGGGCGAGGACATCGCCGAATACGGCGAGGCTGTAAGCGAGCTGCCCCTCAGCGGAGTGCAGGCGGTAGAGCACTTCATAACGTTCGCGAGACATAGTTGAACCTCCGGTTCGTTGGGTGGAATCCATTCAGTTCCGCCACTTTACCAAAGCCCGCCCCGCGCGGGCTTTTTCATGCACGGAGAACCCTGAATGGCCGGTATCAAGGAACGCCTCGTCCAGGTCGTGCTGCGCGGCAAGGACATGCTCAGCGGCGAGGCCGCCAAGAGCGCCGCCGCGCTCGATGCGCTGCGCCAGAAGGGCGAGGCGCTGCAGGCCGCGCTGGGCGAGGCCGAGGGCGCCGCCAAGCTGGCCACCCAGCTCGAC